CCTTATCACCGTTTGTTTGCATTACAGCAACGCCAGTTGTTGTACCATTGATGCTATCAATAGAAACACCGTTGTATGAAGAAGTATTCCCGATATTAACAGAACCAGTTAGAACTTCACCGATAGAGAAACCGTTTTTGATATTAGCTACATGGATATCTTGAGTTACAATCTTACCGTTAGTATCAGTAGCTTGAACCACGCCACCGTGGACAACAACACCAGAAGCCTTCAAACGCAAGACCTTACCGAAATAACCTGTATCATAAGAACCAGTGGAATATGAGCTGAATGGTTGAGCCAAAGTGCCATCAATTGTACCAAGAACCAACTTAGTGCCAGATACTGATAGAACCTTAAACTTCATAAAGTTCAATTCTTTAGCAGAAGATGTGTTATCGTTCAGACCAGCTGATTGAGGAATATCTTGGTTTTCTTTTAGATCGCCAAGAGTAATTTCTTTAAGAGGTGCGTGGTTATCTAGGTTGTACAAGAACACGTGGTGACCTGCACGGATACCTGAAGACGAAGTAACATAAACGTTGAACGACGCTGCTGGGTCAGTTAGTTGATCAATAGATTCAATATTAACTGCAGTGTGAGATGCGTTAGTCAGAACGTCACCAACAGAGAACGCTTGTTCAATCTTATTGTTCCAAGATCTTCTGTCGCTGTCAGCCAAGATATTGTTATCTAGGTCTAGAGCGCTGAAAGACATCAGAGAAGAACCATCACGTGTTACAGTGAAGATATCGCAAGGTTTGAAATACTCTGTAACTGCAACGTTATCGAAGAATGGGTAGAAGCGAGTTGTTGGCTTCAAGTTTTGAGCAATAACAGTTACAGGGCGTGCGCGCATGTATGGTACATAAGACACATCAACAACTCTATCACCGTAATCTTGGGCGTTGATGGTTGAAGACATAGAAGTAGAGATACCATCTCTGAAGTTGTAACCTTCCATTGTCGTTAGAACGTTTTCGTAACCACGAACGTCATACGAGTTAGCGTAACCACGGTATGTCCAAGTCTCAAACTTGCCTGTTACCTTAGATGTTACAGATGTCCAGTTAGTTTGCCATTCGTTCCACTTGGTACCAACGATTGTGTTACCCTTAGTGTCGATGATAGCATTCTCTGCGATATACTTGATTGCGTCGTAGTTGTTATCATCAACAGCGATCAAGTCTGGGCGGCGCTCTGTAGACTTCCAGTTATCGCCTTCTGGGATAAGGGTAATTTGACCCTTGAAAGCGCCAGAAGACATGGCATGGATGTCCATTGCACGAGATGCGTTATTGTTGAAGATATACGCAGACTCGCTGTAAGGAAGGGTGATTAGGTCACCAGTTTTTCTGTATGGTTTAGTTGAACGGTCAGTACCAGAAACCAAGTTCTCAACCAATTCCAATGCTTGAGAATCGTGCATTGGACGTAGGATACGGTTTTCTTTATCAACAGAGATTCTGTAATCTTGGTTCTTAACATCACCAATACCGTGACCAGTAAATTGATCAACGATGAAACCGTTCTTGAATCTGTCTAGACCAGTAGTTTCGTCTTTGATTTGTAGATCCGCTGTATCTTTTTCTAGCAAAGAAAGAGAAACATAGTATTCCAAATTAGCAATACGACGTTCCAATTTACCGATGTCACGCATAGTGTAACGGCGGTTGTCTTGTTGTTTTACAACGATTTCTTTAACGGACTTAGTATATGGTGGAACAATGATAGACGCAATCACCATTCCTTCTTTTGGATCAGAAGGTTCTTTAGGGCTTGCAGAAGGCACGCCAGTGATGACGTTTAGTTTACCAACAGAGTCTAGAGTTACTTTGTCAATACGACCAACGTAATAAGCAATTGGAGAAACCATACCAGAACCAAATTTTGGCAACTCTGGTTTGAATGTGCTTGCATTTAGACCAGCCAAATATGGACGGAAGTCTAGAACGTCAGATAGAGAAGTTTGAACACGCTTACCGCTAGTTTGATCAGTCACATAGTGTGATGGGATATCGGCGTATGCAACACCAGAAGCATGAACGTACGAATCAACTGAGAAATAGTTACCAGTTTCAACGCCACCTTCAAAGTAGTCATACACTACACGAATAGCGCCATTCGGTACTTGGAAGCCTGGCTTCAACAAAATGCGACCAGCGCCATAATAAGTATCACGCTGACCGTTGTCTAAAGTATAACGATCTGTGACGTCAATAGCAGTTAATGGGTCAAAAGCGTCAAACGTGCCAGGATTCATTAGAACTGCTTTTAGTTTGAAGATATCGCAGTGAGCTAGAGTAATAGCTGAAGTCGCAGCGATGTTCTTATTCCACGCACCATCAAATTCGTAATCTTCGTTAAGAACCTTTTGCTTAGCACGGGCAGCAGCTTGTTCTTGAGCAACAGAAGCAATTAGAGAATATGATTCTGTGTCAGCTACGCCAGAGATATAAACAGTTTGACGTGGACCAGAAGAGTTGAATGTTACAGTAGTTTCGCTAATATCAACTGGAAGACCAGAAGTATTGTTGATCAATGTATAGTTAGACAAGTCTGTATCGAACTCAATAGTTTCGTCAGTATCTGTAACTTTGAATTCGACGATGTTGTTAGACGAAGTCTTAGAACCGAACAGGCGGCGAACAAGAGTACTTGATACTGGTTCAGTATCCGCTGTGTTGTTGGCGTTTCTACCCTTTAGCGTCTTAACATATGTTTGACCAACTGGGAACAATAGTGATTCAAACTTAGGTTCGTATAAAGTAGAAGTGAAGATGCTTATACGACCATCAGTTACAGCAAATTCAGCATTAGCATCTAGAGTGATAGATGTATTGTTGAAAGAAGATACAGTACCAATGCGCTTATCGTTCAAGTAAACGATATCGCCAGCTTTAATGAACCCTTCGAATGCAGTACCAGAACCAGTAACAGCAGTTGAAGATGTTGATGAAGTACCTGTACCAAGTAGGTTTACTAGAGATGGTTGTACGTCGCAAGAGAAGTTACCGGAACCAAGAGTACCAATAACAGACTTAACATCACGGTCAAAAGAATAACCGCTGTTCATGTTAATGTCGATTAGACCAAGGTTGTAAACAGTAGCAGCACTGCTGTATGAACCAGAAGCCAATTGTAGGGCTTTAACGCGAGCAGTACCAACGATATCAGAAGCTGATGGAGCAACACCCAAACCAGTTAGGTTAGAGATAAAGTATGCATTTGGTGCAGTAGAATAAACAGTAACAGATACAACCTTACCATTAGTAACGTTTGCTGTGGCAACGGCAGTTGTACCTGCGAATGATGCAACTGGTTTAATTACAAGAGACCCAGAACCACTGTAACCGAAACCACCGTCGATAACATCAACAGAAGAAACAGCGCCACCTGTCAAATTAACTTTGAAAGTTGCTGGTTTTGGTTGTAATTTCTTAACTAGGTAAACTTTAGTGAAGTTCTTAATATCTGGAACTCTGAATAGGTTGTTAACCTTGACATAGTTACCATAGTTCAAACCAATATTCTGCAAACCAATGCGGCGAATATGACCATTTTCTTGACCATTATTTTCACGGGCTTTGTCAAATTCGATATATTGAGATGATGTAGATTCGATCTCATAACCGCTCACATACGCTTTACCAGGATCCATTACAAGAACGAATTTATCTGGATCGCCATAAGTTGTATCTGGGATAGCAGTACCAATTAACTCTGGATACATACCTTGGTTAGTACCATCGTTCAAATGCTCGCGGATTGATAATTTGAATTTGTTAACTTCGTAGTTACCAGATTCGTCGTGAGTACGACGAGCCATCGACTTTTCTAATTCAGCGTATGAAGCACGGTCAACTTTAGACTGGATGCGACCTTTTACAACACGAACCAATTCAATAAACTTGAATGTGTCAGTGCTTACTAGAGGTAGCTTAACTAGAGAAAGTTTAATTTGATAGCGATGAGCGCCAGGAGCAGCGAAGTTATAAGAACCAGTGGCGTTGTCTAGGATAGACTCATCGTCTTCTGGAGTAATGTATTCTTCTGTAACTTTGAAACCAACACGGTATGTTGGAGTGTTAGTAAAACGACCAGCATAAATCTTTAGGTCGTCATTGCGAACGAAGATGCCATCAACATAGTAAATACCAGCCTTAACTTCTACGCTGTATGCATAACCAAGAACGTTAGAAGATTCTGGGTTTGGGAAGTCAATAGTTGGAGCTTCCAAATATGTAGAAGGTTCTTCACCAGCTGAACCAGTAGCTTTAATAATAAGCTGTCTACGGACTAACTGGTCTTCAGTTAATCGGAAGTTGGTGCTGATCAAGTTGTCTTCGATTTCAGCCCAGATGTTTTCGCCTGGGATTAGACGATATGTTTCGTTGTTATCTGCAGTACCCTCAACTTGGCAATACAGAGTAGGTTCATCTAAATTATCAACAACTGAAGAATCGGCTGATGTGTCAATAACGACCATTCTTACTTTAGAAGTTTCACCTACGATAACTTTGTTCTTAAATTCTTTGATATATGTTGTAACGTCTTCAGTACCAGTAAACTTTTCCAGTTTAATAAAGTGTACTTTATTATTAACGTTGACTGAGCCAGGGATAACTTGCGAACCATTCTTAAATACGTGATCACCGAATCTAGAAACCTGATTCTGTAGAATAGTTTGAATTTGAGTAAGTTCTCGGGCTTGAACCGCATAACTTGGACGGAAAAGGATTCTATAAAAATCCTTCTCGGCGCTGTAATCGTCAAAGTACGGTTCTGTATTAAAGTCTAGTGCCATTCTGTGTTCTCTTCTTAAATTAAACTTACAATTATTTAGTTAGAATTTGATAATAGTTCTTAGAGTAATTGTTTCATCACCAGAAGGTGTGAAGCCTTGTTTATTATCAATATACATTAACTGTCCAGAGTATTTATCAAACGAAGGATTACCAACTGTAACAGCAGTGAAGTTATCAGTGATGCTAGAAGTCTTAATGAAAACGTCGTTTGTTGTGCTAGTAACAGAAACTATACGGTAACGCTTTTTAGATTTAGTAGAACCAACATACGTTACAACAGCAGAACCAATTTCTTCAGAACCTGTTACAGTTGTAGGTGGAACAGAATCAGTTACGCCAGAAACAACAACAGTATAAATTCGGTCTTCATACCAAATAAAATCACCAATAACTAAGCTGATTGAAGATGCCCACTCGATTGCTGGAGTAGTAACACGTTCAATGAATAATTCATCGTCTTTGGCGAATTTAGAAGTATTGATTGGAGATTGGATAATATAGCAAGCTGAACCAATTGCTCCTTGATATTTTTCATATCCGTCAAATACACGTGGATTCTTGACGATACCGACTTGTCGATAGTCGTTACCAACTACAACACCTTGGTTCAAATCTGTGGAGATATTAGAATAGAACATCAATGAACGAGCATATAGTTCTTCTGGACAGTTCTTACCATGTCCACCATACGGGGAAATAATAGCTCTTAGTTCAGCACCTTGACCGTTACCAATAATCTTAACATTAGCGTAAGTATAACCTTCTCCGCGATTAGTAATAGTGATCTTAGTGATTGAGTTAGTAATAGGGTTGATAACTGCTTCAGCAGTTGCGCCAGTGCCATCGCCTTCAATTGACACGTTCGCGACACCATAAGAATAACCGCCAGAAATAATCGCAATAGCGTCAATTGTTCCAGGAGGTGTTAGAATCTCGTTATTAGCTTGTTGTGACGAAATCGCACCAAGGCTCAAATCTGGAATTAGAGATGCACCAGATCCTTCACCAGTAACAGTGATAGAGGCTTTAGTATAACCAACACCTGGATCGTCAATTACCAAGTATGCAATTTGTCCATTCTCAGTAATAGCTGAAATCTTAGCTTCAGATTTAGAAGTCAAGAAGTTAATTTCTGCACCAGCGCCAGTCGCGTCATTAAATGTTACAGATGGAGTTACAGAATACCCTGCGCCATAACGTAAAACAGCATAGCCAGTTGCAACGGAGCCAACCTTTCTCAAACTTGCTGGTTTACCAATGTATTCCAACCCTGCAGTATTATTAAGTTCAGTACCGCTTGTATGAGTAGGGGCAGTAGAAGATGTTGTACCAGCTGTTGTAACTTTATACAGTCTAT